GTGGGCGAAAGAGCAGCGTGTCCCGTTGGGGCTGGTGCATCAGTCGGGGCGTGGAACGTCACCACCCGGTTATGCGGCAGGCTTGTACGGTGGCCGGTACGGTGGTGAACATGAAGCGATCTTCGTGTTGGAGGTGTACCGTAAGAAGGACCGCAACGATCTGTCCCACTGGGAGACACAGTACCATGAGAACAGTATCAACCTGAACTTGTGCAAGAACAAGCGTACCGCTAAGGTACTGGATCAAACCTACTATATGGATCCGGTGTGCGGTCACGTACATCCTTACCATGAAGAATTGATACCGGATACGACCCGCACGTAAACATTATGGACAGAACTCCTGCAGCAGACACGGTTAGCGGCTTCGCTTCTCTCTTTCAGGGGGGCAGCATGGCGCAGTCTCTGTCCGGTGGCGGCTTCTACCCGATGGAAAACCCTGACGGGTCTTTTTACGCTGCCACCGGAGAAGCCTATCTGAGGGCCGTAGAGGGCCACCTGTCCAAAGATGGAGAAGGTATAGGCGTGTATCCTCTCATGGAGGCACACGGCCCGGAAGGGGCCTTAGAGGGCTTCACAGTGTGGTGGGGGTGTGTGGACTGGGATGAGGGTCGTGAAGAGTCCCTCGTTCACGCCCGGAACGTACACGAAGTACTCGCCCAGATAGGTATTGTCGGTTGGGTGGAACGTTCCCGATCCAAAGGCTTCCACCTGTGGGTGTTCTTCACCGAACCACTCGCTGCACGGACAGTACGGGACGGGCTGATTGGTGTATGCAATGTGGTGGGGGCACCCACCAAAGAAGTCAACCCGAAACAGGTATCGCTCGTTGGGAAGAAGATAGGTAACGGGATGCGGCTCCCGTACCCGGCGTTGCGTGAACCCGGACAGAACGAAATGCTCAACCCGAAAGCCATCTACTCGCAGATCCCCCTCGCAGACACATTCGTTGCAGAAGCGTTACAGACACGGATCACCGAAAAACGGTGGAAGGCAGCAGTCGCACTGTACAAGGGGAACGAACCGGCACCGGTACGACGCGCCTCATACAGTTACACCGGCAGCAGGTTGACTGGCGCGGCGGAAGCAATCCGCCGCAACGGCCCCCGCATCACATCGGACAAACCCCACGGGGACCGCTCCGGCACACTGTTCAGCCTCGCATGCCACATGATCCGTCAAGGATACAGAGACGGCGACATTGCCAAAGAACTCAGAGAAGCCGACGGCGACTGGGGAGGCAAATACGCTAAACGGCCCGACGGTGGCGCCCTCCTAGACACCCTATTAAGCGCAGCCCACAAGAAAGCATGGTCCGATAGTGAAAAGTTTCTCCGTGAAAATCAGTCGCCGCCCCAAAGTGAAAGCACGCCCCCGGCATAACAAGAGGGGGCAGGTTTTCACACCGAAAGGGACACTTGACGAGGAGAAAGAAATAGCGGCCGCATGGCGGCACGCGAAAGGAACCCTGTTTGAAGGACCAGTAGAGGTACACCTCGCATACACCCCGACCGAGACACTACTGACCGTTCAAGAATCCCCCCACGACGCACGCACCCTCAGAGGAGACTTGGACAACTACGTGAAACTCACATTGGATGCCCTGAATGGTGTAGCGTGGGCTGACGACGGGCAGGTCGTCCGCATACTCGCCGTGAAAGTAGACTCCCTTGATCCTGATTGAACTAGAAGCATGGGAATACGAATGGGCATCCCACGTCGGCGCCCGACGGTTTATAGAAAACTGGGGCAAACGAGACGCCCCCCACTACGACAAGAAACGAATGGAAGACGACCGCACCGCACAGGTCGCAGCATGCGTTGGTGAACTAGCAGTAGCGAAAGCCGTCAACCAGTACTGGTCCGGGCATGTCTGGCACAAATCGGTACACAAAGACTACAAGCACATCCCAGACGTAGGCACCAATATCGAAGTCAGGCGTGTACGGACAAGCACCAACGCTGCCGTACGCAAACGGCAACTAGGCAACAAACTGATCCTGTTTGTTGTACAACCCGTCCCCCCCGAGTTCCGCACCGTACAAATCTTAGGGTGGATCAACCATGACAGGGCGTGGAAGATTGGAGAACCCTCCGGGTATGATCCGGAAGGAACCCGGCTAATAGCCGAAGAACACCTCACGTCTGTGGTAGACTGGAAGGGTTAGTTCAGCAGCCAAGCAGCCACAACATTAGGCTACCTTGGATGCGCAATGCCCAACGTAAGAGAATTCCCGTACCCCCCCAACCAAATCGAATACCTTCGTGTCGCAAATCATCGGCAGCCACAGATGACTACCAGATCATTAACAGATTTGGAAGTCCTGATGCAGTTGGCACCCGGAGCCGAATGGTGCGTCAGCATACCCTCCATCGTCAGCACCCTAGAGTTGAAAGAAGCCGTAGGGGCCGCCATCGACTCACTGTCACCCGAAGACAAATACATTATTGAACAACTACTGGTGCAGGGAAACTCTCTACGTAAACTAGGTTACGTACTGGGCATCCCGAAAACGTCGCTGGCGCGACGGCGAGACAAGATACGGCAACAACTCGTGATCAAACTTGTAGCCAACCCTAAAGTACAGAACTGGATACGGACCTAGTTGTCTTCCGGAACGCTAGTCATGCATTGACGGATCATCCCCATCAGGGAAGTAATCCACACACCCCAAGCGTACGTGGCGTCCTCAACACCATCAAGGCTGGCGTGAAACGCCGCCAACAACATTTCAGCCTCATCCTCGTTGAACACGAGTAGCAAACCGAGCAGCCCATCGTTAGCCCACTTGGCGTGGGTGCCGTCCATAGTGTCAAACAGGTGGGCGTCCTCCTGCAACGCATCGTAGATTTCTTTCTCTACGGTACGCCCCTGTTCGCTTATGAAACGCTCCCACCGCGCATCAAGGTCGGCATCATCCATTATCAGTCAACCTGCGATGCTCTCCACAACTGGTACAGTACTTCCATTCCCACTCAGGAGGCCAGAAGTTGGGACCGTTGATTCGTTCGGGTGTCTTCCAGTCGTGGAAATGGTCCATGACTACCCCGTTACACGATCCTGAGCGTAAGTCTTGACAACACTGAGAGCCGCAGCAGCAGCCGCGACCAGAGCCGTCTTGGCCGACGCCAAATCGGATATGATAAACACCGCTAAGAACGCTTGGGCGAAAGTCCATGCCGCCCGTTCCAACATGTTGTTCACTTTTTCTTCCCCTTGTTAGACCGTTTGGAATAATCGTACGCGATAGCCGACGCCTGATCCCTAGCGTAACCCTCAGAAATCAACTTGCCGATATTGCGTCCAATAGTAGCCTGATCCTTGCCCCGCTTCAAAGGCATGATCAGTACCCGGGGCGACGTGGCCTCTTCTTACCAACCATCGTCAATCCCTCAAAGCCTTGCGGGCACCAGCCTTCGACGGTGACCCGACAGAACCAATGCCGTCACCCCGCACCACGCTGGTGACCAAAACCTGTCCGGCCTTAACCTTCTTCGGTGTTGAACCATCCCTGTGCATGACGCCTACTTCCCGAAGGGACGGCCACCATAAGCGGCATTCCCCAACTTGGTGTTCCGCAAATACGTTGCAGCCTTCTTAGCCTTCTGGCTCATATCCCACATGTTGAACGACGACGTAGAATTGTATGGCTGATCGTCCTGCGACCCGAACGTGTCTTCAAACGTTCCATAACCTTCACCCTTTGGCATAACCTTCCTTACTGTAAGAACAAAGCGCTGAACGTGTCACCGTCCACCACCCCATTTGCCTTCAGAAACCCCTGCGATTCCTGAAACTTTCCCACCGCCGCCTTAGTGCGACGGCCAAAGATTCCATCAACCACCCCGGCATCAAAACCGCGATGATTCAAATGGCCCTGCACGACACGCACCGCCTGCCCGCGCGCCCCCCGACGTAACGGCTTCACCGTCACCTGCCGTTTCAAATCCTGTACGTACCGTATGATCGCATCCCAATCGGTGACATCGGGCTTAAACGTGGACTGCATACCGCCCTCCACCCAATCCCCCAACCAGTCACCCGGACACGTCGTCTGACCCTTCCGACGATGCGTAGTCACCCACAGAGGCTTCTTGAAACGGGCCTCCGCCTCCTCAACTAACGTCTGGAACGACTTAAGAACACTGCCATTAGGCTGCCGATACCCGTAACCCGTGTAACAGATGGAGATGGACTTCGAGTTCCATCCCTTGGTGGCCCCTCCGCGTGCATCCCAGCCTCGTCCTTCAAAGATCGTCCCCGTTTCATCCACAAGCCAATTGTAGGCGATGCCATCCCAACCCTTCGACAAATGGTGCCGCTCATACGCACGTACCGCCTCAACGCCACGCGGTGGGCGTTCCACACCGGAATGGTGCACAACGACACCGGTTACACGCCACCGGTTCAACCGGGTGAACGCGCCACCCTTCGGTGGCTGCGCACCCCACTGTGTTCTGGATAGATAAAGCATCACTGTAAAGCCTCGTTTGTCCCGATTATCCTAGGATAACCCTAGCCGAAGACCCGGCTGGTGCCTCCACCGTTGGAACCTACCGTGGGTGGGAGAAACGAACTGCCTCCCCCGTCGTCCCTGCGTTGACGGCTCTCTTCCCTTCTCAAATGATTCTCCAACCGATTCGCCCACTTCTCCTGCACCTCAGGGGTTTGACGCTGGAGGCTGACACCGAAAATGGTGGAGAAAATTGTTTCAATAAACCGCTGCTGATACCTTTCCTCAGTCGGCATCAACCGTCGCGACAACGACAACGCTGGCAGTGCGCTGGACAGGAAGTACAGAAGGTAGTCGCGGATCTGCCACTCACCGTCCTTCTTCCGGATACCCGGCACCGCATTGGCCAACCCGCGCATCACCGGGGCACCAGCCATCTCACTGAACACGAACGGCATCGTCTGATATTTGCCCGTGAAGTTGAATCCACCCCGGAGGCTCTCCCCGAAGATCGCCTCCAACGGTATCTTCGCAATCGGAGTCAACTGCCACAACATGTTATCCTTGACCTCCGTGACCCCAGACGGAACAATGCCGCCCTGACCTTCAATCCGCTGAGTCGGGTCATAGCGGAACAAATCTAGGAACGGCAAATCGAGGGTCGTGTACACCCGTGCACCCCCCCACTTCCATGGGAGACGAATCCCAAACGGATGCATAAACCAGTCAGGAACCACACCCTCATCTTCAGTACCCAACTCCATGTTGCGTTTCACCGACATAACCCGGTTGTATGCAGCCGGATTCGTAACCAACTTGTTGAACTGGTACGGCACATTCTTTCGTGTCCAAGTATAGAACGGCACCCAACGTCGAATCGTCTGCTCCGATTCAGTCAACTCACCGTAATCAAACTGGGAACGGGCAATACGTTCCAACGCATCCTGCGGGGTACCACCCCACCGCAACGTATCCATGCCGACACCCAACCGGATCACATCTTCCATCTGCATGTTCGCTGACCGGATCGCCTTATTGTACGCCCAGTTGGACGACCCCGGACCAACCGGCAGCACCGTCCCAACATTCCGCAACGTGCCACGCTGTGCCGTGCCGGGAATAGATTCCCAAGTCACGTCAGCAACCGACTTGACCAACCGGCCCGGGCCACGCAAACCAGTCGGCACATTCTGTGCCTCCGAAGAACCCCGGGTCATGCCACGCCCCCAACGCCCCAACCCGACAGCCCCCAGAATACCTTCCTCACCAGTGCTGGCGTACGGGTTCACCGACTGGGTGGCCTGACCGCCCCCACGCACCCCCTGCTCCAACAAGGTAACGAAATCTTTCATGTACGGACTCTCGTCAGCCATATTGCGTGCCGCCTGCATGAACGAAACGTTCTGCTTCTCCGCAACCTTATTGATCCGTGTAACAGTATTAGCAGACCTGATAATCTGATTGATGTTCACACCATCCAGATAGGCGTTCAGGAACGCCCCAAACATGTTGCGGTACATGAACCCCGGAGTAGCAATAAGCCCCGCTTTAAACCAGTTCGTCAACTGATCCCACTTCTTCCAAAACCCGTGAGCCTGATCTTTCAAAGCAACAAGCCGTTGAAACGCCTCAGCGGCAGCCACCATGTTGGAATCCAAAGCATCATCACCCGACACGATCCGCCACGGACCAAAGTTTGCCGTCCCATCCTGTACGGCATCTATGAAAGTTTCGATCTGCTTCGGATCGCGCTTATCCCACGGCCTGCTGAAGAACTCTTCAAACGCTTCACCGGCACGCTCCACCCGTGTCATATCCAACAGGTCAGCAGCATCACGGGCACGAGACTGAGCGTACATCTCGGCAGTAGCAGCCTGATCCTTCACCAAACGTATTTCACGCTTCAACGCCGCTATCGGTGCAGCCTTACCAGCAGCCTTATCGCCAACCAGTCGTTGTTCCAACACAGCCAACCGGTCACGGAGAACCCGTGCGTCAGCGAACACAACCCTCGCCTCATCGCGTGCCGCTGTTGCAGCAGTCAACACATCCTGAGTAGTTATATCCTCATACCGGGCCATTGGTTGGCCGGGAACGATCCGTTCCCCCACCGACGGTGCTTCACCCGGACGCACCAACGGTTCGGGAACATCAACGGTTTCAAAACCGCGTGTCGGCGGGGTATCCAAACGGCCCCTCGGAACCTTGGTTCGTTTAATGGACTGCAACACGTCATCAAAGCGGGCTGTTTCAACCATTGAAGAAATGTCACGGTCAATTATTTGCATCAACTTGTTGGCTTCATCTATGTCGATACCATCCCTGATACCGACAGAAATAAAGTCCTGATGGCCTACCGCCTTATCAGCGGCCTTAGCCGCCTTGAACGCATCCTCCCACTTCGTGTAAGGGGTGGCGCGTTGCAACTGTTTCGCCGGATACTTGACAATATTCACCATCCCCTCTTCGGTAGCCGCCAGTGCCCGGTTGAACCGAGCCGCATAATCCGCGTATGGCCCGGGAATTGGATCGATCTCATCGGGCTGCGCAGCCACCGCCCTCTTAGGGAAGTTGGGGTCGTCAACAAAACCGTTTCGACGGTACCTCTTCAAAAGTTTGCCCTGCGCCTGAGCCACAACAGTAAACCCTTCGTCGGACAGTTCCTGTACGATTTCATCCAATCGTTTCAGCCCGGGCAACGCATGACGTGCCGAGTCCATTTCACTGTAACCAAACCCCTGACCAATCATCCTGTCCGAAGTCCAGTCAATGTTCACCGTACGAGCGTGAGGATGCGAGGGACCCGGTTCAAGAAAATTGAGATGGAGATCTATCGTACCCTCCCCACTCTGGACCTTAACGGTGTGGATCCGAGAGCCGGACGGTAGTTCCAAACTTGGAAATGGCCCGCTGGTTGCGTCCTCCGCACCAATAATCTTTGCTCTGATCTTCGCCCACTTACCCGGCATACGAGCCGCCGCAGCCGGAGTACCAGCAGCAACCGCCTCATCAGCCAACTGTGCCGCACGGGCCGGATCCAACGTCTCAGCCAACCGAATCAACTGTGTTATCGACTCGTCACCAGCCGCCAACAACTTGGCCTGCTGCACAGCCAACGGGAACTGCCCAATATATCCCCCCTCACCCTTCACATAGGCGATACTGATTTCCGTGGCACGCAACATGCTCTTGAACTGGTCGTCCAACATGTCCAAATTGACGCCACCAGTGTTACCTAGACGTACTGCCTCAACAGCGGTAGCCTGACTGTCGCTCATCTTGATCAGTTCG